CGCGTGCACGTGCTCCGCTAGTCACACGCATCGCCGCTGCGTAAGGCGCTACCTCCATGCATTTAAAGCCAGCATAGTAGGCGACTCCGCTTAAATCACATCGAATTCTTCCGCCCACGGTGCCACCAAACGACGCGACAACGCTTCGCGCCAAATGTCATCGTACGACGGGACCGATTTAACCGGCACGTGGTAAACGTCGCGCACGTAGTCAGCAAACGCGCAAACAGCTTCAAATCTCTCGCGCCCATGCTGCCACGCCTCGTAGCGCGCCGAATACAACGTATCGGCCCACTGCTGCAAAACGTGTTCAGCCGGTTCGTACATGATCAAACTACGCGCAATCGACTCGACCGCCAAAGGAGCTAGCATGTAATCTCCCAACACCACAGGCGTCGGCACTCTACCGCGCTTCAAGAATCGCAACTCGCAAACGTCGGACACGAAGGCTATTTTCTGGTTCTTCAATGTGCCATGCGTCACGTGACCGGCGAACTCCCTAAACGCCGCGGTCAGCGCGTCCGCGGAACATGCCAATTTCCAACCTACCGGCACGCTCAAATTCAAATGGTCGCCGTACGTTAACACTTTGATCGCCTTTCGCACAGCGTAGACGTCGGAACCGACACACTTCGCGAGTGCACACACCACGCGGAGATAGTTGATCACCGAGTTGAATTCGGTAGTCCCCCACATGCCACTCGGGGTAGTGGCTCCAAAAACCACTAACTCCCCACGCGAATAGTACGGCATACGCAACACCGTCCACAAACACGTCGAAGCTGCGCGAACATCGCGCGAAGACCATCCCAACGCGCGCGCGATTGCGCGCACCAAACGACACACCAGGACCCATTCTTTGCTTCGCGCCGACGCATCGAATCCTTCATAATCGATATCAGCGACCAGGCGATCCCCATCGCTTGACAAATGTCTGGCCAACGCCGACCAATCAGGCCCATCCCAAGCATTAACGCCGACGCAACACCCTACATGGCTCACCGAACCCGCGACTAACAAAAGAAGCGGGGCCAAAAAGGTGCGCAAGACCAAAAACATCGGAAAACAACACCAGTGTATCGCTCTGGTCAGCTTGCCGACAGGCAGAGCCATATTGGGCTTCCACGATTGCCTCCCGAAAACCGCCGGTATCTTGCCGGACCTCACCGACACGCACAGCTCACCATAACGATTAGCGAGATCGTCGCTGGCCTCCAATCGACGGTACTCACCGGGGAGGGAAACCGTCTTCACGTATGCACTCTTCTTTCCAAAACGAGAAAACATACCAGCCGACGTCTTGACGTTGATCGCTTTCAACATCGTGCCCTGAACCCCGTCTAGCGCTTCCGCCAAACTAAGAGGAGTGGCGGGGACGCCCCGAGCACGTGGTCCAGGGTTATCCACAACTTCACTGGCCAAATCGTCAACGAATCGACCAATCCCGGGAATCGCAATCACATTCGTGGCCACTCCACGCGCCATCAAGAGTCGCTTCCCAATGTAATTGACATCAAACCTCTCGTCGTCGACCTCCACGGTTACCTTCAACCGCGGATCTGGAGCGACGTACTCCGCTTCAATGCCAAAAACCTTTCCCACTTCGTGCGCCCAAGGCGTGTACGACATTCGCGACTTCCCGGACTCGGCCAATAAGGGTGAAATTTGACCGACAACCGTGCAAACCGAAGGGGCGTGCACATACGCCGAATTCGACTGAGGCGAGTCGCTGAGCACCAACTTCCATTGATCCAGGGCCGACTCATACTCAGCACGCGAAGGCGCCTCCAGTGCGTCGTCGTGTGAATATCGCCAATCCATGCAGCCATCCGGAAACAATCGCGCATAGCTACTGGTCGTGCCCAAATGAGCCGCACTCAGGTAAGCCACAGCCACAACTTCGCCATCCAAGACTGTCAACACCGGGGACGAACAATCGCCGCGGATCACACTTGCTTCGAAACGCAAGTGCAACCCGCGGCAAGGGTACGCGACACCGGCTATGTCGTACGTCATGAACGGCGTGTCATCAAAAATCGCGTCCACACGCTCCATCTTCGCCGTGTGATTACTCCAAAAGCCCACGCGAATGCGCGTGCCCGAAGGTCGCTCGATCGAAACACACCGCACGGGGAGAATTTCCGCCGTTACTTCTGGCGCGTACACTACTGCGCAATCGTGTTGCACGTCGCGACTAAACCAATCTTCGGTCACAGCCTCCAACAAAGGTTCGCGGTCGTCACCAGGTCTTGAGAAAGCGATATGCGACAAACCAGATTCAACTCCCACCCCGTGCGCTACAACAAACACGTGATGGGGTGCAAACGGGAAAGCCAAATTCGTGAAAGTGCGAACGCGGTGGGACCCCGGCACTGCCGTGGAGACAGTCACCAGAGAACGCTTGACGTCCACGAGCGCCAAACGTAACAGACCATCATCGGGGTGAGACGTCGAACTCATCGCATCGACGACCTCAACGGGCTTCTTGCGCTTATAGATGACCACCCCGTAAACCGCAACGCCTATCAACGCCAACACGATCGGATCAGACAAAAACTTCTTCACCCGTGCAAAAGTGTATGCTCGCTCCAATTTGCGTGCATCCCACCGCGCCAAGGCGTCGCCCACAGCGGCTTCGCCTCGCATAGCCCAAAGGCCAAAATAGTCCTTCAAAGCCATCGTGTACATCGTGAAAACCCACACGTACACATCCGCCAAGCCCGCCAGCCGACCTGCGGTTGCCAAAAACACGCACTTTTGCCATGCTCTGAAAGCCCAAAAGATGACCCAAGGCGCCATGACAACAAACCCAACAAGCGCCCCCAAAGATGCGGCGATCGTTAC